GTGGGCCTTCTGGCCCTATAGCTGGATGGGGGGGCGCGCAACCCCGGACCGCAGTCCTCCTGCCCCGGTCTACTGACCGAACTTACTCTCATAGGGGGGGAGGTGTACCCCCACTGCTCATGCGCAGCTGATGCCTGACTTCTCGCCGTTGCAGTGCAACGGCATCGCGTCTGTACTCACACAAGGGGGGAGCGTAAATCCCCGGAACGTCACATGAACCATTCCTGTTGCCTTCACCTATGGTACATCTAGAACAAAATGGCATTGGTTGGCACCTGAATGGCGCGAACCAACACATTAGCAGCACCAGTCAAGGTCCCATAAGCAGGCGTGAAGCTTGCAGGAAGGGCCATGTTGGTGATAGTAATATATGTCATAAAAATACATGCATTGGTACCATTAGCTGTGGCACCAGACAATTCACTGCCATTATTCACCGCATGCATTGAAGCAGTGCAGTTAACTAGGGCACCACCACTGAGCCAAGTGTTGTTCGTCGCAACGGTGATAGTATTACCGAATGTGATAATCAACAAGATGTCCGGCCCACATTGTGCAGGAAAATTGATGGTGGTTGCAGAGAATGTCAGTGCAATACTGCTAGCGAAAAATTGACTAGTACCAGGTTGTGTACCAAAAGGCGTGGCTGCTGCGACACCAGTGGTATTACTGTAGATTGCAAATTCGCCAGCATTGTCGAGAGCGCCACTGAGAATGGGCTTACGCAACTCGACTTCATAGGTTACCCACAACTCACCAACATCAACCGATCCAGCCTGCATGCCCTGCGCGGCTAGATACATAATGCCAAGATCGTAAGACTTGGCATCTTCGCCTGGAGGCACTGGCCCAGTCCGCACATACTGCACATTATACGGATTTTCACGGGGATTACACTCAATTGGGTGACAAAAACACTCACTAGGTTTGCCATCGGTGGCGAAATACTCATTGAGCATTTGCTGTTTGCTGGTGAAAGTAGGGTTGGTGGAGCGGTACTGTGTAGCCATCATCACAGTTCCTAGAGCAG